ATGGTGGTCGTGGGAGTGGCCGGGACCAGCCAGTACTCATCGTAGGCCGCGCCCTTGTCCAGCGCGTAGGTGGCGGTGTAGTAAGTCCCCGATGGGGACGCCCCGACACAGGGATAACACGTGATCATGATCGAACCGTCGGGACCGAGCGGATACTCCTGCTGGCCCGCCGCGACGGTCACGCCGCCATACTGGAACGGCGGCCATGTCACAATGATCTGGCCCGAGGCAATGGAGCCGTCGAAGTAAGTGACGATATCTTGGATGGTGGTCATAGTCAGGAAGTGATCGGGATATTGGCAAAATGCACGCTGCCGTCCGACTTGGCCACCCAAATGGTGACCCAGTTACTGCCGTCGTTGTGCGAGAACGCTATCGAGTTCGCCGGTATCGAAGGAGCGTTGCCGCTATATGCAGGACTGAACAACACCGGACTCTGGAAAGCACTGGATGGCCCGTTGATCACGCCGTTCACCGTGACATTGCCGGGAAAAGTTCCGGTCGCGCCCGCCGTCGTCTGCACGGTGCCGTCAGCGAATTTCACGCCGCCGCTGCCGACCTGCAACTGGCCTCCCAAAGCGGCATTCCCCGTCTGATCAATGGCGAACATCGAAAAGCCGTTGGCATTCGACACCTGAAACTGGGAGTTCACATTGGTGCCGATCCAGGTGATCGATGTAGATCCGGCATACCAGAGCCCGATGACCGAAGCGTCCGGGCTTCGGAAGTAACTGCGCGCCCCGCTGATGGAGAGCCCCGTGCTCCCCGTGATCGCACCGCCCACCTGGAGCGTGGTGTCCGCCACGATAGAGCCGGTGTGGATGCTCGGCACGGTGAGACCGTAGCTCGCGCTCGCCGCCGAACCGCCCAGGCCGACGCACCTCGACGCCAGATCCACGTGCAGCGGCGGCGGCAAAACATAGTTGCCGTAGGCGTCTCCCGAGGCCGTGAGCAGCAGATAAAAGTTGGTGGCGTCGTTGCGCAGGATCACACCGTAATTGCCCTGCACCAGACGCAGCTGCCCGTAATTGATGCCAGTGATCGTGAGCGGATCGGGGATGGCGGTCGGGTTCCCCACCCCCAGGCCGCCGGTGAGATGCACGTTGCCCTGCGCATCCGAGCTGATAACCGAGCTGCCCACCGTGAGATTGCCGGTGGCCAGCACGTTGGTGAATTGGGGGCTGGCGAGGGTCGCCCCCACGTTGGCGTTCGCGCCGCCGCCATCGCTGTAGATGATGGCGTCGTAACCGGCCTGGAGCACGAACTGAGAGCCCCCACCCTGCGCGAAGGCAATCGCGAAGCCGCCCGAGGTCCGGTTGCTCATGATGTAGAGATGCTGGCGGGCGCTCTGCCAGTCGATGTGCACCGCGACCTGCCCGGTCTGCGCGCCGGTCCACGTGATGAACGGATTGGCGGCCAGGGGAGACTGCGCCCCATCGGTGATCGCGAGCAGGTAGGGCGAGCTGGTGAGCGGCACCTGGGTGTTGCCGTTGATCGCCGTATCCAGCGTGTCCATGTTGCGGTTGACGGTCAGGCCCCAGGTGTTGGCCTGCTCGCCGGTCGCCGGTAACTCGACCCCCAGATTTTGCGTGTAAGTGGAAGGCATCTAGCGTCCCCTCATATGGGCTGCCTCGTGTCGGCCTCCTGGTAGGTGTCCTTCTTCGTCCTGCCCTTGGCATAGGCCTGATCCATGGCGAGGTCGGCGTCGAAGGCCTGCGTGAAGCGCGCGTAGAGGCTGTCCTCGGACTTCATGTATTTCGCCGCCTCGACCAGCGAGCCGCTCAACAGCGCGTGCTCGAAGTGATCGCCCAGCCAGCTGACCTGCGTCACCGTGATCGACTGGGGCTCGTAGAAGTAGCCCAGGTTGGTCTGATAGGCCAGATCGGGCGTCGGACCCAGCTTGATGTTCAGCTCGTTCAGATAGGCGTAGAAACGCGGCGTCCCCTGAATCGCCGTCGAGGGATAGCACTCGTCGATGAACTCCGGGTCTTTGTTGATCAGGTAGATCAGCGAGCCGTCGGTGTCGATCACCTGGAAGGAATCCGGGGCCAGGAAGTCACTCGGCACCGGCCACAGCTGCTCACCGGCGGTAAGCGCGCCCGGCACATCCTTGCGGAATTTGGGCAGACGAACACTCAGCCGCAGGCGCGCCTCGGCCAGATGGATGAAGGTATCGATGTTGCTGACAAAGCTGGCCTCGAAATCCAGAGAGTAGGTCTGAATCGCCGCGCGCAGCTCGCTGTAGGTCATCCGCCCTCACTTAGTAAATTCCGCTGAAGTTAGTGCCGCGCTGAGCGGCACCCGCGCCGCGCACGCTGCCTCCCGACGCCATCCTCTTGGGCGCACCCATCGTGTTGGGAAAACCCTTGCGCTGTTTGGCCGCGCCGCCCGCCGCCATCTTGTCCTTGTCTTTGTCCGCGACGCACTCGCCGCCCTTCTTGAACGCGCCCCCCTTGGCCTTCTTGATCTTTCCGCCCTTCTTCATGCCGCCCAAGCCCGGCGGCATGACCGGCCCCTGGGCTGCTATCGGCGGGCCGCCCGGTCCCGGCCCGGCTGCCGGTAGCGCGGCGTCATCCTCATCCGGCGGCGGCATCGGTACAGGCGGCGCTTTACGCTTCACCGCCTTCGGCTTGCGGCGCAGCACGCCGCCCTTGGCCAGCTTCTCTTTGCCGGGACTGGTCGCGAGGTTGCCGGGTGCGCACTTGGTCGAATCGAGATCCTTCACCTCGCCGCCCTCGGCGAAGCCCAATCCTGCGGCCAGCCAAGGAGGTATGCCGCCCGGGGCGGGAGCCGAGCCCGGCATCCCGGCACCGGGAGCATTGGCACCGCGACCGGAGAGCGCGCCCATCAGAGCCTGCTGCTGAGGAGCAGGCGGTGGCGTCCCGGGCATTCCGCCCGCACCCGCCAGACTGGCTCCGCCGCCGGGAGGCGCTCCCATCGGACCCGCGCCCGGAGCCGCTCCCCATCCCATACCGGGACGCGGCTGCATCCCACCCGGCGGCATCCCGCCCGGCATACCGCCCATCATTCCACCCAGCGGCATCCCACCGGGCATTCCGCCCGGCATGCCGCCCATCATTCCGCCCGGCGGCATCCCACCGGGCATCCCACCAGGAGGCGGACCACCGGGAGGCGGGCCGCCGGGAGGCGGCATACCTGCACCACCAGGAAACGTCGCCGGAGCCCATTGCTGCATGCCTCCACCAGGAGGCAACGGCCCTAAGCTCGAACCACCGGGAGGCGGGCCGCCGGGAGGCAGGCCACCACCGCGCGGATCGCGCACACCCTGGGCGGTCATCTGCTGTTGCTGTTGCGGAGTGGCACGATTCCAGAACATCTGCGCCATAGCGTCTTGCGCGCCCGCCACGCCGGATGGATCAGTCGGTCCCCCAGCCCCCGGCGCACCGGGCGGCGGTCCAGGGGGCGGGCCACCACCGGGAGCACCAATTGACGGCAACGGCGCACCGGCACCGCGCATCTGCGACTGCGCCGCCCGCGCCGCCAACGAGGCCGCGCCGGGATCGCCTTGCGGCATCGGCGGCGGCTGGTAGGGAGTCCCACCCGGTTGACCTCCGCCCATGCCCGCCCCGCCCGCATACGACGCCGCCAACTGTTGCGGATTCAGAGGAACCCCGCCGCCACCAGGAAATTTCGCCGGAGCCCATTGTTGTGTAGGAGGAGCGTTCAGCTCCGCCTGCCGCGCCCGAAACTGCTGGGTTTCCTCCGGCGTGGCTGGCCGGTTAAGGCCCGCGCCGCCGCCCATGGTCCCGCCCGCGCCGCCGCCCATCTGAAACTTCTTGGGCCGCATTCCGCCTTTGAGTCGCATCTAGAAGCTCCTTTGCCGGAGGCGCTGGGCCTCCATCTCCATGCGCCAGTTGGCGCGTTGCCTTTCGCGCTCGACCTCTATCTCTAGCGCCGCCGCCTCCTGCTGGGCCGGAGTGGGCGGCTGACCGTTGATCCAGTTGCCGGGCGGTAACAGGACGCGACTCTGATCGAGCCCCGTGTCGGGGCGCGCTCCGCGCAGCGCCTGCGGATCGTTCTGCACGTACTTGGGCAGAAAATTCTGCGGATGGTCGGGGTCCCAGCAGCTCTCGCAGGTCTTGAGGTTGTTGATCCGCCCCATCACACTCTCGAAGCGCAGCGAGGCGAGGCGCGCGCGGATACCGCAGCGGTCGCACATCCCCCAGCCGTATTTGCCGGACGCGAATTTGGGCGAGACCGCCATAAACTTTACTGCTTGGGCACGAGCGCCACGCTGACCGCACCCGCGCCCTCCAGCCAGATCCCGGTCGGCCCCCAGACCAGCGGCGTGAAGCTCAGGTTGGGCGGCAGCAGATAACTGTGGGGATCGGTCAGGGCCGCCGTGCTGGCATCGGAGATCGCGATGTTGGCAGCGCCCACGTTCAGGATGTTGAAGTAGTAGTGCGCCGGAGCGGAGGTCACCAGCTGCACCGCCGTGCCCGCCACCAGCGTGATGTTGTTGAACGGCTTGGTGAGTGTGGTCGCCATAAAATCACCGGATGAACGAATAGTCCATAGGCACGAAGTTGAACGAGGCGCGGTCGCGATCCTCGTCGCTCGCGAGGGCGAACTGCTCCTCGTATTCGGATTTGAGCAGCTGAATCTTGGGCATGACCTTGGGATCGGTCGATTTGAGCGCCATGTAAAACGCCATGCCTGCGGTCAGCGCATTGACAAAGCGCCAGGGGATGCCCGGCTGCGCGTCCCCGCCCGGCGGCATGGCCGCGATCCGCTTCAGCCGCCAGTAGACCATCTGATAGAGCGGCCCGCCCTCGGACGGCACCTGCCAGAGCAGAAAGTAGGGCTGGACGGCGCGGCGGATACTGATCAGGCTGGGTCGGCCCTGGGCCAGCTTATTGGGAATGGCCGCGTACTCGCTGACCGTGAAGCGCGTCAGCGGCAGATCGCTGGGCTGGCCGGTGTCGTCGCCCGAGGGCCACGTGCGGATCACATGCTCGATCAGATCGACGGTGTCATTGGGCAGCCCGTACTGATAGACGCCGGGGGTGAGATCGATGGCCACGGGGCCGTCAATCGTCCACAAATTCAAACCCCGGTTGGCCCACTCGATGAAGACCAGCTCCATGGCCCGGCGCGCGGTGCGCAGATCGTAGCCCGAGCGGAACTCCACACCGGCGCGCTCACTCGCCTCCTGGGCGATCTCCGCGATGTCGAATACGGGGTAGGCGCTGGGATTCAGCGAGGCCGCGCAGGACATGAGGGTTCCGGTAGTAGAGGGACCACTCATGCGCCCCTCCTGGCCTGATTCAGCGCAATCGCCACGGCCTGCTTGCGCTTACGCACCACCGGGCCATGCTTCGAGCCGGAGCGGAGTTCTCCCTGTTTGAACTCCGACATGGTCTGATGCACCTTTTCCTGCCGCCGGGCCTTGTTCATCTGGGGCCAATTATAGCCCGGCGGAAGTGCAGGTGCGTCAACCTTCTACAACCTGCAATCTAGAGATCGGCCAGCTCGGCCAGCTCGGCCAGTTCCTTGGCGCTCT